ATGTCCAAAGTAATCTATACTGGTATAGAGTCTTCTGGTAAGTCACTTCAGCTTGCAGTTAAGGCTAAAGAGGTGTTAGCACGAAACATAAGGTGGGCTAAGAAGCGCGAGAAAATGGGTGTTCCGTACGTTCAAAGAACAATGGCGTTTGTTTCTCCCATGTCGCGTCACTTTATTGATGAAGTCGAAAAAGCTGGTGTAAAGTATATGCAGTTCAAAAATTTAGATGAGATTTTACACCTCAATGAAGTTGATATTTTCATTGATGAGTTGATTAAGTTTTTTCCGGCTAGTGGTAGCAATTCCTTATCTGGTGAACAGCTAGACTTTATAACGCAAGGTGCAAAGTCTGGCGTCAATATGTATTGTGCTAGCCAAGACTTATCGCAGGTTCACAAGCAATTTAGATTGCTAACAAATGAAGTGTACGTGGTAACTAAGCTGATAGGCTCTAGGCGTCCTATGAAGTCCTCACCACCGGTCAAAACTATTTGGGGTATATGTATGCTTCGTTCGGTCTATCCAAGCAGTTTTAAGGGCGATTCTGCTTCAATGGAGTCTATAGGAATCATTCCGTCATTTTATTTTATAAATGAAAAGGATTGTTTCCTATTTGATACAAGTTACAAAGTACCTGTATCAACTTTGCCACCGAAAAAGGTAAGAAAGCAAATGCTGATCGGTTATGATGAAAACGGTGAAAAAGAGTTTGAAAAAGTTACTTGGGTGTAACAATATCGTTTAATACCTAGCTTAATGCCGGGGTGTGGTTTTGTCGGGGCGCAGCCCGACAACAACCACAGCCGACTTGATAGATGTAACATATTAGGATTTTTTTATGGGGTACACAAAAATAGTTCAGTATGGTGACGTTACTGAAATATACAGATATGAAAAAAACATCAGTAGAAAAAAAGGAATCAGTGTCAAGAAAGCCATGCAGCTTCAAGGCGATTGGGACGATTCTGTCTCGTCCATATTACCAACGGTTCAAAGTAAACGATTAAAAGAGAATAGATTAGCAGTTTTAGCTAAAGGCCAAGCTAAAAGGTCGAAAGCTAGTATTAGGAGATCTAAGACTAATTTTTTTAGGTTGGTACATCATAACAATTGTTGTGCAGATACTATTCATTTTGTTACTTTGACTTTTGCTTTTGATGTAGCATACTTAAACGCAAACGAATATGTCAGACAATTTTTTAAAAGACTTAGACGCCATCATAAAGAAATATCAATACATTTCATTTCCGTTCCCGAAAAAACAAAAAAAGGTCGGTTCCATTTCCACCTACTTGTTTACGATCTACCGCCCGAAACGGCCAGTATCGAGCGAGAGACACGTTATATTCAAAGATATTTTCAGCGAGGATATGTTGATGTTGTGCTTGCCGGTTACAGAACAAAAGGTCTTGCTGGATACATGGCTAAATACATGGCCAAATCTCTCGGAGATGAAACATATGCAGCAGGGAGAGGTTATAGTCATAGCCAAGGAATTGCCAAACCGAGTAGTGCGGGCGGTAATTCGTTCGATCAATACATAGATTATATAGTTGATTTTGACAATGTTGCTAAAACTGAAACTTCAAGCTATGATGTACCATATCTAGGCAATTGCCAGGTTACAAGAATAACTAAATAATTATGGATTCAGTAATTGAAGGAACAGTCTCGTTAATGTACATTAATCACGGTGTGTCTAAGGAAAAGAAAACTCCTTATTTAATGCTTTCTAATGGTAGAAAGGAGGTAATGCTCTTTAACTTGGAACGTGATATCATGTCACAGTTTGATGGTTTAAAGCCTGAGGACATTGTAGAGTTAGAGGTACAAGTCCGTGTAGGTCAAGAAGATTTCAACGTTTTGTCAGTAGTAAAATAGAAGTTGAACGGGGGGGTGTAGTTTTTTTCATTTCTTCACTTCCCGGTGTGTCTTTTATTTCTAAAAATATTGTAAGATTTTTCTGCTTGTTGCTGTTTTTTGTTCCCCTGTTTACATTTGCTGCGACCCCCATAGATATATCTTCAGATTCCCGTGACGGTTACTCGTATTTGCCACAAAATTTTACTTTTTCATGCCCGGATAGTCTTGTTAATGAAATTTCCATTGGTGGTAATTTTAGCGCTGGTGGTACTGCAACTTTAAAAAATTCTAACGGCGATACTGTTGCAACTGCTCCAACTATTAACGGTTGGGGGGTTACAGTTTTTTCAGTTCCAACTCCTTTTGACTGTGATGATGAGTTTACCCTTTCTGCTACACCCGGGTCGACTTTTCTCTCAGAAATTGATGTACCCGGCGGTAATTCCTTTGTTACAGATTCCGTTAATATCAATTATATTCCTCCTAGACTTCCAGCTTTGACAGTTCAAATTAGTTCAAGTACTCCACCCGTACAACCAACAATTACACCTGTTTTTTTTATTGATTACCTCTCAACTTCTACCTGTTTGATTAATGCGTCTGGTACCACTTGTACACACGAATACGACCAAGCAACCACTACAGATCCACTTCAAGACGTTTTACCACTTCTACAATTATTCACACTTCTTTTCTCGATCATCTTTTTTGGTGTTACAATCACTGGTATATATAAGCTAGTTCGCACATTCTTATGATCTATTCAAACTTTATTACTCAAACAGCATACTTGTTAACTACAGACTTAATCGTTACACTTATATTTACTATTCTCTTTCCTCTTGCTTTGGTAGGTCTAGGCATTAAATTTATGAAAAATCCCGAAAAATGATAGAAACAGAATTAGTAAATTTGGTTATAGATATAGTATATTCAGCAGCAATTGTTGGTGTGACTATTGCACTACTCGCTTCTTTGTTTGGTAACGGTCAGTAGTTTTGTTTTTTTTGTTCAGTAGTGTATTCTGTAAATGTAGCTCAATAATACCGACACGGTGCCTAGCACTGATTATTGGTCTAAGATTTTGCTATGAATGCAACAGCTACACAAGCACTGATTACTGACGGGCTAACTACTTTTGGTGGTGCCGTCCTAGTCATTATCGGTGCAACGCTTGCTATCGGAATCGGGTATCTTGTCTTCCGAAAGGGATGGGGAATGCTCAAGGGTTCACTACGATAGTTGGCATACACTGTACAGAATATGCATTCTGTACGGTAATATGCCACTGAAACCGAATGTCGAAAGGTTGCTTGCAACCGTTATGAAAGTAAGCGGAGCGACCTTTGTAGGCGTAGCCGTCCTCTTATTTGTAGGTTTGCCGTTTCAGGCTCTGGCGTTCAGCTATATTGAAAACTTTGATGATCAAGTTGACGCTTTCGACGGTGCCAGCAATCAAAATTTTGCTAACTATACAAACACTTTTTCGCGCAGCGGTGATTGGTCACTAGTAGAAGCTGCAACCTATGCTAGTGATTACGTTTCGTATGATATGTCAACTAGTACTCTTGGCACATATTCCGCGTATATTTGGATTCCAGTACAATCGTGTGTTAACGATGGTGAAAAGATGATGGGTATTGGTATACAAAATGAGGAGGTATTTTTGAATTGTGATGGCTCTACTACTCCTCTAAGTGACACCGGTAATCCATATTTTGCCCCCCGTGGTCAATGGAATAAGATTGAAGTTCAATGGGATTCAACTGGATATGTTTTTACTGTCAACGATGTTGAAATTACATCAGGAACGAATAGCATTTTTCAAGGTGATGGGTACCCCACTTCTTTGTCTATGTGGTCTTATGCTGGTGGTGAGTCACTCCCCGCATATTTAGATGATGTTGCAATTTACACTGACGCGGATATTCCGAATATTGGCGGCTCTTTTGACAATATAGAATTTGATGATTCAATAGCCAGTCGATTTACTGGTGGTTCTGTCTCTCTAACATCCTCTACAACTCCTCCTGTATTTTCTATCGATTACATAATTGATACAGCTGATTGGTTTTCGACAACTGATAGGCCAGATACTGTTATCGTTAATGTTTCAAGTGCTTCTGATACTCAAGTTGATTCCGTCCAGTCGTTTATACTTCCACTATCTAACGGTTCATTCACTGAGGTCATGGATGGTGTGGCGGTTCTAGAGGATGGAGACTATACTGCAACTGTGTTTTTTTGGAATTTTGGAACAATGACCATTGCTTTGCCAGCAAACTCAATGACGCTCAATTTTACCGTTGTCGATGGCGCAATAGATTCTCAGGCTCTTGTTGATGTTGCTGATGGTCTTTTACCGTCTCCAACTGGTTCTCAACCATGTGGTATCTCAAACATTGGGGGGTGTATTAATAATAGTTTCGTATACCTGTTTTAT